CGACTTTTGAGTAAACCAATCCAGTGAAAGTGGGTTGGGGAGCCTGAGAGTCTTTTGGTTTTATAGTACCGGTGCTAACTCACCGGAAAAACATCTCCAACCACATCATGAGTAACCCCCTGCGTCCTTCCCGTGATACCCTGACAGAGCAGATGCCTTCGTCCTACATCTGGGACGCGAATTGGCATAAGCGAGTGAATCGCTCGTACAGCCTGGATGAGTCCAACAAGTTTTGGGCGAATCTGGGTCTCGAGCTACAAGCAGGGGTCCCTTTGCCTGCCTATCTCCAGATTGGAGACGGGGTAAGCGAAATGAAAGAGACGCTAGCGAGCGCCCAGCAAGGTGGCCTACAGCTCTTCCGCCGAAGCGGAGGGGCGTATGCGCTCGCAAACTCGATGTGGTCGACTCTCCCGAGAGGGTCAGGCATGTACTACGACCGCGACCTCGTTGAGGCGGCCGTGACGGACAAGTTCCTCGCCACTGGCGGGACGCAGTTCGCACGTGGTCGGTTCGTGAAGTATTACAAGCAAAACCTAAACAAGAGAGGCCATCGCCCCTTCGATGCCGTCGAAGTGGCGAAGGCAATGCTCGATTGTGGTGTCAGCATAAGCACCCAAGATATCGAGCCTCTTCCAATCATCCAAAAAGAGCCCGGTGGGAAGGCAGTTAGGGTTTCTCTGAATTCTGACAACGGGTTCCCGGTTGGGGGGAAGGGAACAACGCCAGGTGCCATGGACATGTGTGTCCGCCTGGCGGAGGAAGTTCGGAACGAACTTGAGGCGATTGAGGGGGACACGAACGATGCGCGCGCGGCGGCTGTTGCGGAAGAAATATGGCGTTGGTACAGACACAAGCCATGGTTGGTCGCACTGAAAGGAAAGCTGAAGATGGACCACTATTCCCGAGCCAAGCTTGAGAACCAGGAGATGCGGTTTTACAACTGCGTCCCTCGCCATTTGGCGCTGCTGATGCAGCAGGCGACTCAGGCTTTTGAAGCCCACTGCCATGGCTGCTTTGACGAGGTAGCTCCGGCACGGCACAGCGCGCAAAAGCTGACTTTGGTTCGGGGGGGTGCCCACGAGCTGATTAAGCGGATGCAGGCGCAGCTGGATGAGGTCCCTCTGGGACAACCAGCTTTCGCCTACTACCACTGCGGCGATGACTCAAAAGTCGCAGTCCGCACGGCGTCTGGAAAGATCGTGATCTTCGCCTTGGATTGTTCTGCTTTCGACTTGACGCAGAATGGTAAGGTGACCGAGAAAGTGCATCTCCAGTTTCGCAAGAAGCTAGCTGAGATTGATCCCGTGTCTGCAGGGATCTGGTACGCGCTCATGCGCAAACGTCTTGTGGTGATAGAGAATTCCACCACCGTCATCTTGGAGCACGGCGGTGCCTCTGGCATGCCAATGCAATCCAAGGTGAACGACGTGCTCATGGACGGACTGATCAAGCGTGTCATCGCTGAGTGGGTTGACGCACATGCGACAGACCCACAAAAGGTGAACGACTTGTTTCAGCGAGTCGGAGGCAAAACCGGCTTCGTCGTGAAGCTGGAGCAGTACTACTGCACCCCGGAAACCGGCCTCACCCTCTTTGAGGTGTTGCGCCACCGACCATTCATCTTCGTAGGCTATAGCCTACAGACCAGCCCAGCGGGGTACGTGTACCCCATTCTTGACCTACCCCGCACTATGTCTCAGATGGTGTACCCTGGTGGAAAGTACAAGGTCTCCGATCGCGAGTTCAAGCGCACCGAAGCGGTGCGTCTTGCAAGTATCGCGCTCGGCTCCGGCATTCCCGTCGGGGAACAGACCGCCTTCCACGAGACGATGGTGCAGGGGGCCGTCCGCCTGTTGACCGAGGAGGTGAACAACATGGACAACCCCGACATGGAGAGTGATCTCTTCGTAGGGGCCGCCCAGTTGAGTGCCCAGGTGATGGGGGAGGAGGATGCCGTTCTGATGACCAAGAGCATGCGTGGTCTTCTGAACTTCCTTGACAACGGGAAGGGCATCATTCACCTCTTCGCCCATCCCGCGGATCCCACGTACAAGTTCGTGGGGGAACGCGAGATGGAGCCCTCCACCTCCCAGACGGTTGCTCTGGGGTGGACCCCGGATCTGCTCTTCCCAGCAACGGTCGCCGCTGCTGAGGAGGAAGACGAGGCGAAGCCGCTCGTGCGCGAGCAGCTGCCCCGTTTCCGTAACAGACTTGCACAAGAGTTGCAGACTCTGGCGGAGACGGGCGTCATCCGGGAGCTGCTCCGGACCCTGAGGGACGACCCCAAGACGTATGGCCGTATGCCACGTCAGAAGACGGAGACCGCGGAACAGCAGTTCAAGCGCGTTGGAGCGGAACACCGCGAAAACGCCAGGATGGACCGAGAGTTCCTCGCGGGCTACGCCGACGAGGCAGGCCTCCGTTCGGAGGACGTCCGCGAGAAGAAGGCTGCTCGCAGTCGCGCGCAGCAGCACAATGCCAAGCAAGGCAGCGTGGCTGCCGCTCGCTCTGTGCTGAACAACGCCCCTTCTGATCCCTACACGGACAAGGATTCCCGGCACGCGAAGTCGAGGAAGGGCAAGGCTCGTCGCCACAAGTAAGTCGACCTCACGACCGAATCGCAGTGAAGTCGTTAAACTACACAGAGTCAGTTTTAGGGGTGTCAGATAACCCCCCCCCCACCTGTATACAGGAGGGGGCATGCGGACCGAATCAGTAGCGAAGTCCTCAACAAAAACTACGCCGTAATTAAAACAAAGCCCTAGATGCGTACCTGAACGCGACAATTCAGGAAACAAATCCTCAACATTGTCATGGCTAACAAACAGAATAAGAGTGCTAACAACAACAAGAAGAAGAAGGCCCAGCAGCGGGGACGTCGTCCCCGCCAGAGAGGCGTGCGCTTGACCCCATTGGCATTGGCCATTGCGGACCCGTGTAATGCGGATCTGCGAGGCATCAATGTCGCTGGGGCCACGCGAGGTTACCTGGCTCGGTTCCGAAACCAGTATGGCGCCGGAGCCTTCCACACCCAGGCCGCGGCTGTAGCGACCTTCTCGGGATACCTGGCTTGGTTCCCGGGATATCACTGCACCACGGGGGGAGGGGCTGCGGCCGGAACAGGTATGAGCCTCTTCGGATGGTGGAACGGGTCGGCCAGCGTGCAGCCGGTCAACACAAGCGTTAACCCATTCGGAGGGAGTAACAGCACGACCACAAGGTCGGTAGCTGATGCTACAAATGCCTTCGTCAGTGGAACAACGTGCGCAGGTGCGCGCACGTTGGCTGCATGCCTCAGCATGCGGTACATCGGGCGGCTCGACGCCACGGCCGGCGAGTTCTGCGTGTTGAACAATATTTCAACCGACGTGCTCGTTCAGAATCTGGCGTCCGTCGACCAGCTTTTCGCGTTGGCCTCCTCCACCTACCGTATTACTACGCATACGGTGTCGGTAAAGTATCGTCCTACCAAGGTCGATGCGCTCTTCCGCACCGATGGTAGTTCTGTGAATGGTGGTTCCGAGGACAAGCCGGTTGTATCCGGCAATCCGTCGGTTCAAGGAGAGTCGCCGAATGCACAGAGGGCAATTGTGATAGCCTTCCGCGGCATTCAGCAGACGGCCAGCGTGACGCAGGATGTGCTCCAGTTCGGCTTTGATAAAGTCGCGGAGTGGATCCCGCAGGCTGGTAGCGGCATTAATTTGCCGTCAGGGGGGGGTCCATATCAAGAGGATGTGGACGAGGCGACCCATCTGTTGGACAGGACGCTGGGAAATTGGCAAGTGGCACAAGGCGGAACGAGTCTTGAAGACAAGATCGTACAGGTGGCCCACACGGGAACCTCCGGTCCGACCGTCCGCAGCCGCGTGCAGATGGTGGCAGCGCCACTAGGGTCCATCGACCTTGACCCGTTGGGCTTACACGTCCAATGGTAGCTAAAACGCACTTGGCTATTCATAGCCGGCGCTTCAG